GTATTATATAAAGTAAGATGGCAGGATCTCAGGATATGATGATAATTGTCGTCATGATGATGATGATGTCTTCAGTCTTTTCGGTGCTCGCAGGGGGTGCTCTCTTCTTTACCCTACCCCAAGAGGGTGATGAGTGTGAGGGTAAAGACGATAATGGCAACTATGTGATCGACGAGGACCTCGAATGCGTTCTCGACTATTGTGACTCGGGATACTCTATATCATCTTCGGGTAAAAAGTGTATTGTTGATGAGATCTACACCGACGATGATGACAGTGGGTCTGGTGGGTCTGGTGGGTCTGGTGGGTCTGGTGGGTTGCCCGTAGGTCGTTATGTTAGAATTATACAAACCGAGGCGACCGATCCTAATGCAACGAGAGATGATGGGACTACTGCAGGCAACGTTGATGACACCAACCGAATTTTAAATATTGCTGAAATTGAAGTGTTTGACAAAAATAACACAAATTTATCTTATCAAAAAGGTGTCACTGGAAGTTCTGAGTATCCAGCTCCTCATTTATGGGTCAACTTAACGGATGGTAATAAAACTAACTTCGCACATACATATGGTAGAATAGAAACTGAATACGATTCCATGACAATTGATCTCGGTGGAGAAACGGAGATTTCAAAGATTGTCATTACCAATAGAACGGACTGTTGCAAGAACCGAATCGTCGGTGCAAAAATTGAAATACTAGACGATGCGAATAATATCGTGTCAGACACTGTAAATATATCGGCTATGCAGGATACATACACATATGATTTTACACAGACAAATCCAACGTGGACTTAAACCTAAGTGATCCCACCAAAGTACAAAAAAGTATGTTCCAAAATGTATTCAACTATTGCAAATAATAGTTTTTCATATCTCCTCACCCTCGATGAGATGAGAAAAGCTCTACCCGATGAGATTCGTCCTTCGTGGGTAAAAATTACTACGATCACGATGGTTTCAAGATTTGAGAAGGAAATCGACATAAAGAAGCTTCGAAGTGTGTTTGAAAGAATCGGTTCATACAAGATGAGACGTGTGGGAACAAATACAGAAGGTTTCGAGTGGAAACTGAAGCCCACGACCTTTTACAACCAGGTGACACTCACCTACCATGACACGTACAGTACTAAATCCGTTAAGGTGTTTCCCAATGGAAGTATTCAAGTCGCAGGATGCTGTGACCTTTTCGATTGCAAACGTATCATCACTCAATTGGTTCAAATTTTCAAGAATTTTCTGGGATTGGAAATCAATCTTCCCGAAAACTCTTTTCGGGTGGTCATGATCAACAGTAACTTTAGTCTCAACTACAACATCAACCTCATGAAAGTGGCAGATTGGTTCGAAGAGTACAACGATATTTTCAAAGTTTCTTTTGAACCGGACAGATATTCGGCTGTCAAGATCAAGTTCAAACCCGCCCATGACATGAAGGAAATCACGTGCAGTATCTTCAGTACGGGAAAGATTATCATCACTGGTGCAGAGACCCTGAAGGAGATTGCTTTCGCCTATAACATCATCAACCAGCACATTAACGAAAATCCTCAGATTCGTGTGTCTCACACAGAGGAGACGGATGTATTTGATGTTTATTTGGGATACAAATGTGAACCGTTTATCGAAAAACTCAGAGAGAAGGGTTTTGAATCTTGGATGAAAACAATTACCAATAGACAAATTAATTTCTGATGTAATATTAACAAAATGTCGCAGCGACTTGGTATGGCCGATGGTCGGTGCTTCACCGTAAACACATCCGCTCAGCTCTTTAACAACTACATGATGAAGCAAAATGGCATCTCTTTTGAGGACAACTATTCGTATCGTCAACTTCTCCAGAAGCAGGGTCCCCAGCTCATGACCCAAGTTCAGGCGGAACAGGGTAAGGGTAACTGCAACACTTGTGACAAACCCCTTCTCAAGGTTCCAAACATTTACTAACTGAGAAAAATCACAAAAAAAACTTTAAAACCTTCCTATAGAATGTCGACATGTTCCATATGTCTCAATGAAGTCAGGGAAACGAGATCAAATCCCCCACTTCGTTGTGGACACGTGTTTCATTCCCACTGTCTACAGGAATGGAAAAATAGAGGTAAGAATACATGCCCCACGTGTAGAAAAGTGTTTGATGCATCTCAATTTAAAATTATCGTCACGATTCAGAACAATTACACAGCAGAGGCAAACTCTGTGTCCTTGAATGAAGAATCTATATTTGATGTACTAGATCTTTTTGATATTACTTTTGATGTCGAGAATACTTCAGATTTAAACAGTATTCTTGCGGACCTTGGGATGGGTCTTACCGACTTTGATCCCACGATCCTTGACGCAGAATGAACTACAGTACCTCTCATAGTTTAGACCTGGATAGTTCCGAGACGCCTTACGGGGATCTGTGATACTTTTCCCCCTCGCATCAGTCAGAAGTGGTCCAGTCGCCCACCCACGCTTGTGACTGAAGACGTTGGCCTTGAATATTATACGTTTACCAATCTTGAAGGCGCCAGCCCGCTTTACCCGTGATTCAGGTACTTTAAAGAATTTAGCGACAGAAACAATCGTGTCACCAGTCTTAATCTTGTACTCTACGACACCATGTTGTTTATAAAAGTGGAAGTCACCTTGACGAATGTAGTTAGTGGGTCTTCCAGGGGATACAAACATCATGACTTTGTAGTATCCCTTCTTACACTTTTCGTTGGCTTTGACTTTGTAGACTTTTTTAGGATTATCTGAAACAACGCGGTTTGGAAGACCAGTGCAGTGGGTATAGTTATGATTTCCATTAGAGAGTCCAGATCGATCCCCTGGAATAGATTTTTGCCACCTGTATGCCTCATAGTCTCCGACTGCATAGGCGTAACAATTGTTATTCCCAATACCAGTCGTCGTCCCCCAACGGCTGTTTGTGAACCTACTTTCGGATCCACTCAGGGGCAGCACCTTCATTTATAATCTAATCAGAAAAAAATATGTGTTAGTAATAAATGATTCAAGAAGTTACTAAGGCCCAGACCAAGTCCGACATGCTCACTGAGTTTCTCACTTTTGTGCTTGTACTTCTTATAAGCACTTTCATCCTCCGTCTCGTGTGGAATCGCTCCCTCGTGAAGCACATCACTGTGCTCAAGCCCATTAACACTCTAGTTGATGCTTTCGTTCTCTCGCTTGGTCTTGCCGTTGTCCGTGGAATTTAAACCTCCTTGTAACCAACAGTCTTCTCACCATCGGGGCTTACGAGAGTGGGGAAAGCGTCCACACCCTCACATCCATCTTTGTCGCAATCGACGAATTCGTGAGGTTTACCATTCTTTTTCATGTAGTCCAACTGCTTTCGAGTCCATCCACAACCCATGGTGCCGAAAATAGTCCACTTCTTCTCACCGTTGGAGGAGACACGAGGCTTACCCGTCTGTGTCAGCAGGTAAATGTTCACAATGATGAGAAGTGCGAGAAGCCACATAGTTTATTATACATAAATATTATTCTTCCGAAGAGAAGGTGAGTAAATTAATAATGTCTGTGAAATAATCAACAGATGCATCTATGAAATCACCGTTGTAATTTCTCTGTAAAATCTGATTTGTATCATAAAGAACAAATAGAGCAAAAATAAGAATACCTATTTTAGTGAGATTCTTGTCACCAGGTCTGAACAGACGTGCGATGAGAAGAGCTAATAGGGTAAAAAATAAAACAGTGCCCATGGTTCTAAGATTAAAACCAAGTTGAACCGAGATGAATCCCGCAATAATCATCGAAATGAATATAGCAACCGCTTCTAAAAGTGCTTCCCGTAAGTCCCTAACACGATGATATAACAACCCAGTAATAAGAGACACAGCAGTAAATAGAATAAACTTGCTCTTGATACCAAGGTTAGCAAGTATAAGTGTTAACATCAAAGCTATACTGGATATAATGAGAAGAAGACGGTTCTTCTCAGTAAACTCTGAAACTTCACTATTTTTTAGTGCCGCTTCTACCCCTTGATATACCATAAAACCCTGAAAAATAAGATGACCAATTACGGTTGCCATAAAAGGTAACTTATCTTTGTTCATTTATAATACTCATATAAAATAATAATGTCTTCAACTGTACTGTCTATTGGAAACAAGAACGTCACGCTCAAATACACCAGGAAAATGCCCCGTGGTGAAGTTGAACGGATGAAATCATTCGTCACTAAGAATGGTGACAAACTCGTCAAGACTCCAAAGTTTAAGATACTCTCTGAAGTTGACGAGGGAACTAAGCGGGTTTTTAAGGTTGACAAATCTTCTTTTTGAGTGCATTGACTTCATCTTTATCTAGTTTATTTACGAACTTATTAATGTACATATTAACTGCCTTCTTTGGTGTGGGGGTCTTG